ACTTCAGGCATCGTTGATAACTCAGCGTTCCTAGTTGCTCCATCATCTGTGTACACATGGGAATCACCAACAACACAGCTTCGTGTGAACGTACTTACATCTGGCGAGATTGAAATCAACCTCTACGGATACCTCGCAATCTACTTGGCTAAGTCAGGTAAGGGCGTTCGTAAGTTCAACCTCACATAATAGAAACACCCTAAGTCGCTTGGCGGGTTACCAGAGCCCTTGTAGCCCGCCAAGTCTTTAGAAAGGATAACAATGGCACTCACAACAGTCGCAGAGCTTCGTACCGCACTAGGTATTGGAACTCTCTATACTGATGCAGTCTTGCAGTCAGTCTGCGATGCTTCTGATGATGTCTTGTTGCCTTTTCTATGGACTAACACGACTCCGATTATTGGACACAGCAACACCGCCACAACAGGCACTTCTTACTTTAATGACTATGTGCAGGACGTGTTCTACGTTGGCGAGACAGTCAATATCACAGGCTGCGGATCAAAGCACAATGGCAATAAGACCATTACTGGCGTTGGTGAAAAACAAATTACCTACGCAATCACAGGCAACAACAACACCCCAACAGTCTTTCACCCAGTCAATCCGTATGGCAAACTTTCAGCAGAGACCTATGTAGATTACGCAACCATCCCTGCTATTCAGGAAGCCAGCCTTATGGTCTCTGTGGCTATCTGGCAAGCGCGTCAAGCGCCTACAGGTCAAGGCGTATCCATTGACGGCTACGCACCAAGTCCTTACACAATGTCTAACCAGCTCATCGCTCGCGTTCGTGGCTTACTTGCACCTTACCTGAGCCCTAACTCTATGGTGGGCTGATGCCAGCGATAACTACTCTTCGCAGCTCAATAGCGGCTGCACTTACTGACAATACCAAGTGGAGCGTGTTCTTTTTCCCACCTGCTACGCCTAGTGCTAACAGCGTTATTGTCAGCCCTGCTGATCCGTACATCACGCCTACTAACAATGACCGCACTTCTGTCGCACCATTAGCCAACTTTACTATTACCATCCTTGTGCCATTACTGGACAACCAAGGAAACCTTGCAGGAATTGAAGATGATGTGGTTCGAGTCTTTCAGCTCTTGGATGCCTCAACAATCGTGTTCAATGTAGGTAGCGTGTCCAGCCCTAAGGTGCTGAACCTGCCTACAGGAGACTTGCTGGCTTGCGACATTGCAATCAGCACACTTACGGAATGGAGTTAAATCATGACCGATTTAGCACAATGGGAAAAAGAGAACGAAGCCTTCCTGATTAAAATCGGTCAGGTTGCTTCTAAGCCAGAAACAAAATCAACTAAGAAAGATGAGGAATAAGCCGTGTCAGTATATCTAAGCAACGGAGTGGTTCTTACTGTAAACGCGGTAGACCTCTCAAGTTTGGTCAGCTCAGTAAGTATTTCAAGATCATTCGATGAACTCGAAGTGACAGCAATGGGCGATTCAGGACACAAGTACGTCAAGGGTCTTGAAGCATCATCTATCACAATCGACTTCTTCAATGATGAAGCAACAGCCAAGACACTCCAGACATTGCAAGCAGCGTGGGGAACTAGCACCACAGTTACAGTAAAGCAGACTTCTGCCGCTACATCAGCGACAAACCCTCTTTACACAATGTCATGCCTAGTAAACAACCTCACACCAGTTAATGGAGCAGTCGGAGACATCTCTGTACAGTCCGTAACTTGGAACGTGAATGGTACTATCGCAGTAACTACAGCGTAAGAAGGAGATAAGGGCTATGGCAAAACTCAAAGTAACAAGGGCTGACGGACAAGTGCAGGAGTTTGAGATAACTCCAGTCTTGGAGTACAGCTTTGAGAACTACGCCAAGAAGGGCTTTCACAAAGCCTTGATTGAAGATCAGAAGCAGTCAGACGTGTACTGGCTCTGCTGGGAAGCAATTAGACGTTCGGGTGAAACAGTCAAGCCTTTTGGCGAGGACTTCCTTTCCACTCTTAAGAGTGTTGAGGTCTTAGAGTCCGACCCTTTAGGCTAGATCGGAACTCCCTCACCTATCTCGCAGCTCGATTGAGTTATGAGTATGGAGTTCCGTTCAACTCCATCGTGGAACTTTCTTCGATGGCTTTCAAGGCTCATGTACAGGTATTAAAGGACATAGCAAAGGAGCAGAGCGATGCCAGTAGAACTAGACAACGCCGTAGCTCTTAGCAAAGCCTTGAAAGAATATGCTCCAGAACTAGCCAAGGAAACCCAGAAAGAAATTGCTGGACATCTTCGCAAGGTAGTTAATCAGGCTAAAGGATTCGTTCCTAGCGATTCACCTTTGAGCGGCTGGGGCAACGCCAGAGGACTCTGGGAGTATCGCGCCTACAATGCTGGCGATGTAAAGCGCGGCTTGGGTTACTCGACAACACCTACCAAGCCAAACAGAAGAGGCTTTAGAAGCCTTGCAACTATCTTTAACAAATCTGCTGCTGGCGCTATCTATGAAACAGCAGGTCGCGCAAATCCTAACGGCTTACCACCAGCCCGCCGAGTGGCAGGTTACACAGGTGGAGCGTTTGGCAAAGGCAAGATTGGACAAGTCTGGGAGTCTGGCAGAGGCGTTAATAAATCAGCCAACCCTAATGCGGGTAAGCAGTTTATTGGCGCACTACCGCCATTGGTTGATTCACAGCAATCTAATAGCGCAGGACGCAGAACCCGCAAGACCAAGGGTCGCTTACTCTTTAGAGCATGGGCTAACGATCAAGGCAAGACAACCGCCGCCGTTGTAAAGGCTATCCAAGCCTCAAACGAAAAGGTTGTAAAGAAGGCTAACGCTAGAGGCGAAATAGCATTTAGAGCAAGGAAGGCTGACTAATGGCTGGCAATACAGACCTAGCAATCCGCATTGCTACGACCATGGATGCGACTGGCTTAAACAAAGCAGACGCATCAGTCAAAGGCTTAGACAAGACAATTAAGAAGTTAGGGCGCACCCTTGGCGTTACCCTTGGTGCATCAGCTATGGCAGCCTATGGCAAGGCAGCAGTCAAAGCCTTTGCAGCAGATGAAGCAGCAGCTCGCAGACTATCCAGCGCGGTAGATAACCTTGGTCTCTCATTCTCCAAGGTTCAGGTCGCAGACTTTATTTCCAGCCTTGAACAAAGCGCGGCAATATCGGATGACATTCTTCGTCCATCGTTTCAATCTTTGCTCAACATAACTGGATCACTTACCAAGTCTCAAGAGCTTCTTAGCAATGCCATCCAGATTAGCCGCGCATCAGGCGTGGACTTAGCCACAGTCACTACAGACCTTGGCAAAGGCTATGTGGGTATTACTCGCGGGCTCATCAAGTACAACACAGGGCTTACCAGAGCAGAACTACAGACCAAGAGCTTCAATGAGATTCTAGGCATCATGCTGGCTAAGTCTGCTGGCGCAGCGCAGGACTACCTGACCACTACATCATTCAAGTTAGATACTTTACGTGTCTCATCAGAGCGAGCAAAGGAGTCAATCGGCGAGGGCTTGGTTAATGCCTTTGCAGTCCTTGGTGGTGGCTCACAAGCCAGCGATGCAGCCAAGACTATTGACAATATTGCCAAGGGCATCAACGCCATCACCATGGCTACAGCACAAGCCGTCAATGGCTTACGTCTGCTCTACAAAGGTCTTGACTTCCTTACTTCCTTTGGTGGACTTACAGGCGCGGACGGCTCACTCGCCAGAGCCCTTGACCGCACTCCAACAGTCTCATCTGGTCGTTCTGCTTCTCCAGCAGGTACAGCCATGCGCACACGACAGCAACGCGAGGCAGAGGCAGCAGCCGCTAAGCGAGCCAAGGAAGTTGCAGCCCTCACTAAGAAGCAGGTTGCATCTACAAAGGCACTTACAGCCGAGCAGAAGAAGCAGAACAGTCTTAAGAAGTCTGGACAAGTCTTTGACCTAGAGCAGATTCAGATCGTGGCAGCTCTTAAAGGCAAGCTGACCAAAGAAGAAGAAGTGCGCCTACAGGCTCAACTGGCTTTGCTTAACGGCAATGCTGATTTAGCAGCCAAACTCACTACCGAGATTCTTAGAGCCCAAGATGCTTCTGGCAATCTAGCCAAGTTCCTTGCTGCCCTTCCTAACGCTAAGAACCCTTTCGAGTACCTCGATGCCTACCTAAGTTACTTGGCTGGCAAAGCTGCTGCAATCCTTACCAACACTCCAGCGCCTAGCGCACCTAATGGCAACACCTCGGTAGCGCCAATTGTTCCACCACCTACAAATGTGCCAACCTTCCCATCTGACAACATGATTACCTACAACACCCGCACAGGTCTTAATTACAACCCTAATGCTAATAACGTAGTAGTTGAGTTAAAGGTGACAGGCGATGGAGACCTTACTAACGCCATTGCAAAGAACCTACAGAACCAATCACTATCTACTGGAGACTCTGCCTATATCAACCGCAGAACTGGTGGCTTTGCGGGATGACGCTACCTGCACAGATAGCCGTTACCTTTGACTTTAGCTCTGGTGCTACCTTTGGTACAGGCTTCGTCATCGGATCACCAGATAACGGAGTTATCGGTGTTAATTCATTCGGCTCATCTGATGTAATCATTCCTACAGTTGATCTAACTCCTGACGTTTACAGCATCTCAATCAGGCGTGGACGCAATATCCTGAAAGACACCTACGATGCTGGCACAGCAATTGTGCGAGTGCTAGACCCTCTAGGCTACTTCAACCCACAGAACCCAGCCTCGCCCTACTTTGGCTATCTTGTGCCTCTACGCAAGGTGCGCATCTCTGCCACCACAGCTACAGCAGACCACTTCTTATTCTCTGGCTATGTCAATGACTACCGCTATACCTTCCCTGTAGGGCAGGAGACAGCCTATGTGGACATCTTGTGTACAGATGGCTTCCGTCTCTTGCAGATGTCTAACATCGCCACAGTAGCCGACACAGCAGCAGGTCAGACCACAGGCACACGCATAGGCAAGATTCTGGATGATGTCCAATTTCCTAATTCCATGAGGCAGATTTCGGCGGGAGAAGCGACCTGTATTGCAGACACAGGCACAGTACGCACAACCCTCGATGCGATTAAAAACGCAGAGTTCTCGGAAGGTCTAGGGGCATTCTATCTCAGCCCAGATGGAACTGCCGTGTACAAGTCACGAAGCGAAGTTACCGCCAGCCTTGGCGATACTGCTACAGCCTTTAACCAGACCACAGGTATCCCATATAGAAACGTCAAGTATGCCTTCGATGACAAGCTCATTATCAACGATGTGCGATTTACTCGCACAGGCGGCACAGTCCAGAATGTATTTAGCCAGTCCTCGATTGACAAGTACTTCCCTCATGGCTTAAACCAAGAGAACCTCATTGCCGAGACAGATGCGCAGGTATTAGGCGCAGCCCAGAACTATGTCAATACCCGCAAGGAAACCACTATTCGCATTGACGAGATGCTGGTGGACTTACTAGACCCAGCAGTACCAACTGATACCATGATTGGGCTTGATTACTTTGACAACCTAGAAATCACAAACGTCACAGAATCAGGCTCGACTATCACCAAGACACTACAGGCGCAGGGCTTCGCTTGGGATATAACAGCTAATAAGATGCAAGTAGCAATCACAACACTTGAGCCTATTATTGACGGGTTCATATTTAATA